CGGTACCCGTTAATGCAGGAAACGTTTTGGCATGAGTTAACTCACGCCATTCTGGAGGGCATGGGCGAGCACCAACTAAACAACAACGAGCCATTTGTCGAAGAGTTTAGTAGTCGCCTATACCGGGCAATTAAATCAGCAAGGTTCAAATGACCAAACCTATTTCATGGAGCCACAGCTCCCTTAAAGACTACGAGGGGTGCGCGCGACGCTACCACGAGGTAAAGGTGCTCAAGAACCACCCATTCACGGACACCGTTGCCACCATCTACGGCAAGGAGCTACACGAAGCTGCGGAGTTCTACATCCGCGACGACACGGCGTTGCCCAAACAGTTCGAGTACATCAAGGACACGCTGGATGCGCTCAAGGACAAGCCCGGTCGCAAGCTGTGTGAGCACAAGATGGGGTTGACCAAGGACCTACAACCCTGTGACTTCATGGCTAAGGACGTGTGGGTACGAGGCATCGCGGACTTGCTCATCATTAACGACGACAACCTGACCGCTCGGGTGGTGGACTACAAGTCCGGCAACAACAAGTACCCTGACTTGGAACAGCTACGACTCATGGCGTTGATGGTGTTTGCACATTTCCCGCATATCCGCAAGGTGAGTGGGGCGCTGCTGTTTGTTGCCAAGAACGATATGAAGAAGGCGTCCTTTGAAGTTGATCAGGCTGAAGGATTTTGGTGGGACTATCGGGAACGTGTCGCTCGCATTGAACAGGCATACGCCACAGGAGTTTGGAACCCTAAGCCTACGCCACTGTGCGGATGGTGCGCGGTTAAGTCCTGTGAATACAACACAAAAAGGAAATGATATGACACAGACAAACGGCAAGCGTGATTACAAACACGCATACAAACTACAAAAGAAAACAGGTGAAACCGAGGACCAACTTGAGCGCCAAACAGGGAGGCGCGTATACGCTAAGGCCGGGGTTGTACTTTCTGCCGACGAGCAGATCGACCACAAGAAGAAAATAAAAGACGGCGGCAAAAGCACCAAAGGCAACATGCGGGTGCGTAGTGCCACAGCTAACATGCGCGACAACGGCAAAGCTAAAACATAAACCACGGAGAAGCAATGGAGATATTAGAAGACAAAGCGGTTGTCTTTAAAACCCGTACGCCCGATAGATATTCAGTCATACCAAAGCACAAGGTGCTCAAGCAAGAAGGAGACACTTATGAGATAGCCGTCTACTGGGGGCTAGACGAAGTCAAGGTACTAAGGAACCTCGGACTAAAGAACGTACCTTCCCCCATCACACGCCGATACAACTGGCCCGGGCGATACAAGCCAATGAGTCATCAAATCGACACGGCGGCTTTCTTGACGCTGAACACCAAAGCGTTTGTGTTCAACGACCCCGGCACAGGCAAGACACTGTCTGCGTTATGGGCGGCGGACTACCTGATGAAGCGCGGGGCTGTGCGAAGGTGTCTAATACTTTGCCCACTGTCGATCATGCAGAGTGCGTGGATGAATGACTTAAACAACTCGATCATTCACCGAAGCGCAGTTATTGCGCACCATGCCAAGTCATCACGTCGCATAGAGATGATTCAGGGAGACTATGAGTTCGTTATCTGCAACTATGATGGATTGAATTTGATCGCCACGGAACTCAACAACGACGGCAGGTTTGATTTGGTGATCGTGGACGAGGCCAACGCATACAAGACGACCACCACTAAACGATGGAAAACATTGCAGTCAATCCTGCGCCCCAACACACACCTGTGGATGATGACGGGTACGCCTGCGGCGCAGTCGCCTGCGGACGCATACGGTTTAGCAAAGCTAGTTAACCCTGAGAACGTGCCGCGCTTCTTTACCGCATGGCGTGACCAAGTCATGTTCAAGATGACCATGTTCAAGTGGGCAGCAAAGCCCGGCGCTAAGGGAATGGTCTACGACGCGCTACAACCTGCCATACGCTACACCAAAGAGCAGTGCTTGGACTTGCCGCCAGTCATCACGATGACACGAGAAGTCCCACTAACCCCACAGCAGGCGAAGTACTACAACATGCTCAAGGAGCAGATGTTGATACAGGCGTCCGGGGAGACCATCACCGCAGTCAACGCGGCTACTGGCGTAAACAAACTGTTGCAGATCTCCTGTGGTGCGGCGTACACAGACGCTGGTGAAGTGGTGGAGTTCGATGCAGCGCCTCGACTCGGCGTGCTCCAAGAGATTCTGGAAGAGACTAGTCGCAAGGTCATCATCTTTGCACTGTACCGCTCGATCATTAACACCATCCAGAGCCACTTAACCAAGTGCAATATAGCCAACGAGTGCATCCACGGAGGAGTCTCGGCCAGTAAACGAGCCGACATCATTAGCCGCTTCCAAAACCGCCCTGACGAAACACGAGTGTTGGTCATGCAACCCGCCGCTACTGCACACGGGATTACCCTAACTGCGGCAGATACAGTGGTATTTTTTGGGCCTTTAATGAGCGTTGAGCAGTACATCCAGTGCATCGCGCGCGCCGACCGCAAGGGGCAAAATAGTGACAAAGTAACAGTTGTTCACATTGAAGGTAGCCCAATTGAAAAGAAAATGTTTAAAGCCCTCGCCAGTAAGGTAGTAGATAACAACCTGCTGACTGAGATGTTCAAGATAGAAATAAATTTATGAAAGGGGGTTGCGGCACGTTCGGAAACGTGTACACTGTCAAACGGTAGACAAATAAAAGGAGAAGTAAATGGTAGATGAAGAAGCTGTAGGTTTGGATAAACTGGTGCATATACACGCCAAGATCAAAGCAAAGATCCTGACATTCGATGCACAGATTGCCGAGCTAGAAGAACACCGTACGGAAGTACGCATGGCGATTAAAGACCAGATGCGCGCATTAGGTTTGACATCGCTCAACACTCCCCACGGGCGTGTAGCTTTGGTGCAAAAGACCCGATACCACACCAACGACTGGGACTCATTTAAAAAGTTCGTTCTTGAGCATGAGGTCGTAGAACTGTTGGAACAACGTATCAGTCAAAGCAACATCGTGACATTCCTTGAAGAGAACCCGGGGGTAGTACCTCCCGGATTAAACTCGTTTTCGGATTTTGACATCCGTGTAACCCCTGTAAGAAAGTAACGCAAACCATGAGTAACGTAATGCTGTTTTCCCCATCAACCGTTCCTGCCTTCGCTCGTAACAACGAGCTGTCAGATACCGCCAAAGCCCTAACGGGTGGTAATGCCAGCGGCTCCACAACTAAGCGCATCTCCATCAAGGGGGGTGTGTTCCGTTTGGTAGCTGGCGGCAAAGAAATTGCCACCGTTGATGAGAGGTACCTCGACATAATCATTGTTAAGGCGGCGCCTAAAGTCAGCCGTATTTTCTACGGCAAATCCTACGATGCAGACAACATCACAGGCCCTGACTGCTGGAGCAACGACGGGGAAACGCCCGAGACAACCATAGAGACCCCGCAGTTTTATAACTGTGCTGGATGCCCCCAGAACCAAGCCGGTTCAGGTAACGGTAACAGCCGCGCCTGCCGCTTCCAACAGCGCTTGGCCGTGGTGTTAGAGAACAACCCTGACGGAGACGTGCTCCAGTTGACGCTTCCAGCGACAAGTATTTTTGGTAAAGAAGATGGGGATAGGCGAGGACTGCAGGCATACGCCCGCTACTTGGCTGCACAAAGCCCACCTGTCAACCCCGAGCAGATTGTTACCCGCATGAAGTTCGACATCCAGTCAGAGAGCCCTAAGCTGACTTTCCAGCCCCAACGCTGGTTGACGGAAGAAGAGTACGAGGTCTCCTTGAAGCAAGGCACTAACCCTGATGCCGACCGCGCAGTCGTAATGACTGCGGCGCAAGCGGACGGTGTGAAGCCTACTCCGATGAAAATCGCTGGCGCTGCCCCCAAGCCCGTTGCCAAGCCTATGGGCGAGATGATGGACGAAGACGACACTGCTGCGGTGGCTGAAGTCAAAACCACCAAGGCCAAGACTAAGGCGGTAGCCGACGAGGAAGATGAGCCGGAAGTCCGTAAGGACGAAGCTAAGCCAAGCGCTGTGCCAGCCAAGAAAGCTAAGTTGGCCGACATCGTATCCGAGTGGGACGACGAATAAGAAAGGCGGGGCGCTCGTAAAACAGCGCCCCAATAAAGATGCCATATTCACAAGGAATAAAAGACAAGATAGCCGCCACACCTAAAACGACCGGAAGTCAATTAGGGCGGTGGGCTATTCACCACGACTTTTCAGTTGTGCGAATATCGAGGGCTCTGGGCGTCACGCGCCAGACCGTATACAACTGGTTCTTGGGCACGGAAATCTTCCCGGCGTACCGTGATCGCGCCGAGTGGATGCTCAAGATTTTACAAAGCGCAAACAGCGCAGATGACGCATGGAGAACAGTATGTCAGGAATTGAACCTAAAGCCCTAAGCAATGAAGAGTTGATCCGCTATGCCGAAGACATGGCGCATGGTGCAGGCATGAGCAAAGCCTTTCAACTTGAATTGACCCACCGCTTCACGATGCTTGTTGATGCCGCAACGACCTATCGCGCAGACACCCGCCAGCTCGAACTCCCCCTGTTTTAAACCCGAGGATTTATATGACCCCGCTTGAATTCCTAGCGGTTGTTTTGCCGTCCCCGGACCACGGGTATTACTGTGTGGCAGAACTCAGTACAAGAAAAAAAGAGCACCGATTCAGTCCGGCGCTTGAAGAATTGGAGGAACATGTAGCGCGCTGGGATAGCGCAGACTGTGACGTTTATTTTGCATTGGCGACTTTTGAGAACGGCGACACCAGAGAGGCAGTGAACGCCCAGTACCTACGCAGCTTGTTCGTGGATATGGACGGCTACGAGACCAAGAAGGCCGCAGTAGAAGCGATAAACACATTCATGGATAGGGTAGGGCTAGACCTGCTTGGTGCGCCCTACATCGTGGGTTCTGGTGGCGGCTTGCACGTCTACTGGCCCTTCACGGAAGACGTGGCTGTTGATAGGTGGAAACCCTTAGCTGAAGGATTGAAGCGCCTATGTAAGCAGGAAGGCTTGAAGATCGACATGACGGTAACAGCAGACGCCGCCCGAGTCCTTCGCGTACCCGGCACACGCAACCACAAGAAGAAGTACGGCACCCCCAAGCCTGTGCGCATACTGAGCGAGGGAGACACCTTCGCGTTCGAGGACCTTGAGTCGCTCATCATCAGCCAGCTAAAGTCGCAGGTGGTACCCATGCCTACGCCCACCCTACGGCTGGAAGGGGTCAGGCCAACCAGTGTCAGTTCTGTATCCACGATTGCACCACTGTTTCAAAACAGCGTCACCAAGTTTCGCACCATCTATAAAAAGACGCAGGCGGGTACAGGTTGTGCCCAGCTTTCCAATTTCGTAGAGAACGCGGCAGAGGACGGTATGGAGCCCCAGTGGAGAGCGTGGCTGAGTATTGCCCAAAAGTGCGAAGACGGCGACAAGGCGGTGATATGGCTTAGTGACCTGCACCCCTACGACACAGACCGCATGAACCAGAAACTGGCGGAGATCAAGGGGCCCTACCCCTGTGTGAAGTTTGATTCCGAGAACCCCGGTGTGTGCGACAACTGCTCCCATCGCGGCAAGATAACCAACCCCCTAGCGCTTGGCAGAGAACTGGACTTGGTGACCGAGCCCGTGGTCATGGAGGTAGCGATGCCTGCGCAGATACCGATCAAGGTACTACGCCCAGAGCCGCCCCACGGGTACGCTTATGGTAAGAACGGTGGTGTGTTTATGGAGAAGGACTCTGTGGACGATCAGGGTAACGCCATAAAGAAGCAGATCATGTTGTGCCAGTACGATTTGTTCCCCGTAGACATCCTGAACTTCAACGGCGTCCACGAGGTGCACCTACGCGCTATACGCAGCGGTCGGGTACAGGACATCACAGTGGCACAGGAGAGCATCGCCAGCAAGGATACAACCATCAAGACGCTAGCTAGTCAGAACGTCATGGCGGCGTTTGGTTCGGGCAATGACAAAAACCTGTACGAGTATGTCCGCGCCTGTGTGGAGAAGCTAAGCGTGGAGCGTGCGCCTATTGCGCTACCTACTAGCTATGGCTGGCAAGATGATGGTTCGTTCGTGTTTGCCGGGCGTATATACAGCAAGAACAAGGAGCCAATATCGGTACCCATGTCGGGGCTGGAGAACATCACGTCGAACACCCAGCCTACAGGGACACTAGAAAACTGGCAGAAAGTTGTACAGCTTTTAATTCGTCGGCGGTTGTGGGACCACTTAGCGGTTGTGCTGCTGGGTGCTGGCGCGCCCCTTATGAAGTTCACCAAGTTGTATGGCATGACCATTCACTGCGCGTCTAGGAATTCAGGTACAGGCAAGAGCTTGGCGTTGGATACCGCCGCCGCTATATGGGGGCACCCGGTGCACTACCGCACGGGTTCAGGCACCTCCGCAGTGGCTATGCAGCAGCGCCTTGGTTTGCTTCGCAGCTTGCCGTTGGTCACGGACGAAATCACCACCAACAACCGCAAGGACTTCGAGTGGTTCCCAGCCTTCTTGTTTAGTATGAGCGAAGGTCGCGGCAAAGAGCGCATGGAGTCCGGGTCCAACAAAGAACGTCTGAACCTGTCTACGTGGGCCACGCTTGCCATCATGTCCTCCAACCGGAACGCCGTAGATTACCTAGCGGGGGAGCGCCAGCACTCATCTGAAGGAGAGCTAAGGCGTTTGTTGGAATTTTCTATTGACCAGAAGTTACAGTGGACCGATGACGAGATCGAGGTCATCAAATCTTTGCAGGACAACTACGCCTTGGCCGGGGTAGAGTTATCACAGTACTTCGTGGACAACACGGAATACATAAAGAAGCTGGTAGACGACACGACCCGCCAGATGTACAAGCACTACAACGCACCACGAGACGAACGCTTTTGGATGGCGGCCATAGCTTGCGGGGTTGTTGCCGGGGTTCTTTTCAATGGCAAGCACACGAATCTGGCTGAAATCCCCATGCAAGAAATCATGGTAGCGTATGGTCGAGCCGTAGAGACTATGCGCGCCAGTATCCACGGTGGTTCGGTCAACGCGGAAGACGTGCTGAACTCCTACATCCAAGAGAATCAGGGCAAGTTTGTTGTCGTTAAGTATGGTGAGAGAAGTGGGCTTCTGGCACATTTCCAAGACGGCACCGAGGTCGGCAGGAACACCGCGCGGCAGGAGGTCATGGGGCGTGTGGAGCACGGGCACACGGCGGGATATATTGACTTCTACATTGAAGAGCGCTTACTTCGCGCACACTGCTCGACCATGAGTTACAGCTACCAAAACTTCAAGCAGGAAATGCAAGAGTTGTTTCAGATACGCTACCAGAAAAAGAAAGACTTGCTTGCCAAGACCGATGGCCCTACGATGCGCGTAGCCGCGATTCAAATAAGTAGACGTGTTGATGAAGACGACGCCCCACTCACACAAAACTAAACTGTTCCCTTGGGCAAAGCTGCATAAGGGGCAGGGGTTCTTTATCCCCTGCCTCAACCTTCAGGAAATGACAGGCGCCGGTCTACGAGCCGCCGTGTCCCAAAAGATAACCGACGCCAAGGCCTACTCCGCAATCAGGACAGGTTTACTTGGCGTCTGGTTTTACCGCCCCAAGGCTAGGGGCTAGGACAGATCTTTAATACGCCGCGACATGCGAATCTCAAGGCGTTTAATTTCCTGAACCCTGTCACGCTTTTGATCGGGGGTCAGGGTCTTAGATGCCGCAATACCGCGTTTAAGTTTAGCCAACTCGCCCATCTCT